GCCTTGAGGAGTGCGAAGGACATGGCGGCGCGATCAGCGGATGACGCCATCCAGGTACACCCGGGCAGTGGTATCGCTGCCGCCCTTGGCCAACGTCAGCGCCCCGACCAGGGTGTTGCTCGTTGCGGTCGTGGTCAGGCGCTTGTTCGCGCTGTCCCAGTACATCTTCGTGCCGACCGTACCGGTATCGGAAGTCAGCGCCGTGATGTCGAAGACGCCTTCCGGCATGATGTCGACACTTGCGCCATTGGCAGCGTCACAGGTGGCCACGCCGAACAGGGAGCCGACCAGGACGCCCTGACCGCTGGAGACCGCGTACGGGGCGGTAACGGTGATCACATCACCAGACTGCACATAATTCTTCATCGGTATTCCTTGGTTGATGGTTATCGATCAGGCGAGGCGATTACGCGCCGGCCGCCTTGTACAGGCCACGGTAGTCGATCGCCTTGGTAGCGAAATCGAGGCGGCACTTGTACGACAGCCCGTCGACTTCGAAGCCGACGTCGGTTTCGATGACCGGCCCCTCGGCGCCATCCAGGAAGCAGTACTCGACGGTATCCACCTGGCCGTTGTTGCTTGCGAGGTACCATGCGGTTGCGCTGTTGGCGTCGAGGACCGGTTCGACGATCGGCTCCAGCGACGTGCGGCCACCGGTACGGAATTCGTTGACGTCGGCCTGCTTTGCCGGGGTGTAGTTCGAGCTGGTCAGCTGGTAGGCCGTCTGTTCGAGCGCGGCCGGAACGATCAGGTACGCCGGCGTCAGGTTCAGCTCTTCGCCCTGCAAGCCTTTTTGCACACGCATCGCAGCACGCGCGGTCGTCAGTGCCGAGAATTGCAGCGCCGAGCCAGCACCCGTACCGAGGTTCTTGTGGGTGTTCGCTTCGAACAGCGCCAGGCTATCCGCGAGGGCCGCATTCGCGGTCAGCTGGCTATACACCATACGGTTTTCCAGACGCGCGGCGCTGCCGCCGAAAGCGCCGACCAGGCGATCGAAGCCGCGCAGGTCGTCGTTGATGATGGACTGGCGCGACAGCGACACGATGCGGCCGAAGGTCAGGACCTTGTAGTTCTCGGCACCATCGGTCATGGAGCCGTACTTGAATTCGCCGTGCTCGTTCGTCTGCAACAGATCGGGTGCGCCCGACAGCTGCACGACGTTGATGTTCTTGAAGTCCGGTGCGTTCGGTGCGCGGCGCGCCCACATCTGGTACGTGCCCGGATTTTCTTCGTACGCGTTGCGCAGACGCTTGTTCGCGACGTTGGCGAACAGGTTTGCAAAGTCACTGGTCGTCATCATGCCACCCGAGCGGAACGTCAGCATGCGGGTTGCCAGCGTCAGACGGTCCATGCCACGCGTGCTCACGCCGCACGATTCCAGCAGATCGCGGCCAACTTCCAGCAGGGACATGCCACGGTACTGGCGACCGTTGTCCGTCAGCTCCGCGCGCGAGTTCACGCGGTTCATGATCGCTTCGGTGATGCCGTTCAGGCGGGTCTGGTGTTCGTCGCTGACGGTTTCGATACGCACGTTGCGATTGCCTCCGCTGGTGCCGTCCAGGCGAGCGCGTTCTTCGAGGATCGCGATGCGCGCTTGGTCCATCGTGCTGTTGTTGCGAATCAGGTCGGCGGCCAGGTTGACGGCGTTATGGCGAGCGCAGAGTTCAGCGATATCGGCAGCGCGGTTTGCCTCGAGCAGCCAAGCACGCGCTGCTGGATCACCGTCCGGCAGCGGGGCCGCCGCATGCGCGGCAGCCGCGGCTGGCGTGGCCGGCGCAGCGGCGCGGTTTGCATCGATGGGCGCATTGGTCGGTGCGCCCGGCTGGGTACCTTGGTTCGACATGGAGGATTCCTCGGGTTGGTGGGCGGGCGCCCTAGTGATGAATTCGCAGGGGTGGCCGCTCTGCGGCGCGCTGCGCGTGCTCGCGTCAGCATCCGCAGGGACGGTCACGAAACTGATTTCGTTCGGCTGCCAGGCGACGGCGCGGTACAGCGGCACATTGACGCCGTCCGTACGGTCCATCGCACGTGTGATCTCGTACTTGTTCACGCGGTAGCCGAAGCTGATGGAGCGGATAACACCGGCCTTGATGTCGTTGACGATGCCGGCCATTTCGGGGCGAGTCGACAAGCGGAGCGTCGCGCGTCCTTCGCCGTTCTCGATGCTGCCGCGCGTAGCGACGCCGAGGATAGAGTTGACGCCACCATACACTTGATGGTTGTCCAACACCTGGACCGTGCCGGCCTCGAAGCGGCTCATGTCGCACGCCTGGGGCGTTACGACCAATTCCTCGTCGTACGGGGTGTCGTTCCACCAGTCGTAGCGACGCACGCTCGCGCCGGTGGTCCATACGACGTCGATGGTATTGTCGGCTTCGTTGAAGGTCGTCGGCACCAAGGTCGCAGCACGGTTCATCACCGGCATGTTCGGGGTACCGCGATTAACGTTGGGCGCGCTCGGCGCAGAAGATGGCGTTGTCATGCTCATCATTCTGCGGATTACGCTGTCTCAATTCTCGGAAAACTGAGACGATTTTTGTTCAGACTATCTCCGCCGTTCGACGACGTAATACTTGCCGTTATTAAGCACTAACTCCTGACGCTTACCCGTCCGCGAAACTTCGTCCGGAACATCGGATCCGGTGAGCGAATTAGGGCCAACTGAATTTGGAGGTAGCGTACCGTTCTGGACGGTGCCTGTCAGATGCTCAGCCACCTTCGCGGCATGCGCTGCAACGAAATCATTCGCGTCTATCATTAGTTATCCGCGAGGTTGAAATAAATAGTTCTGACGAAGAGCTCACCATTCGTGCAGAGAACTGGCAAAGCGTACGAATTAATCGCCCCATCTGATTGATTAAATCCTCCCAGCTTAAAAATGACACGCTGCCCTTGAACGACAGGATCTGACAAAGCACTGACCCCTGTCACAACCGGGGCCTGCACGGACGCTATCGAAGTGCTGCTATATGTGAGGTCGGACGTAAGGTCGATGGCATAATAGCGTTGGTCATCCGCATCCTTGTCGAATGCCTTGGTTTTGTCGATGAGTTCGTTGAAGTGGATTGTCCTATCGAAGACCTCGCCGTTATCGCATGTAACACGGAGCGTGCAATAATTATCGGCAATCGTCCTGTCAAAGCCGCCCAGCTTTATGACAATGAGGTTGCCTTGAATTGTCGGTACCTCAAGGACGGTGACTCCACTTGCAAGCGCCGAGACCGAACGCGCAGTCGTCGCGCTGTCGCTTAAATCTTTGGTGACGTCTGCAACGTAATAACACTGATCGCCAGCGACTTTGTCGCAATACCATTTGCGATTCTTGTAGTACGGGCCAAATCCCGGCAGGCTTCCCGTTTTTTCTGCACCGAATACGACAACGCGCGAGCGACTGACAAAAACCGCTGTCCTGCTTGCAGGAACGGTGATCGAGATGGGTGGCGTGCCTGGCTGAGTTACAGTCTGGATGGCCAGTGCGGTCATTCCAACAGGGGCCATGCCAACGCCATTTAATCCAAGCATGTAACCCCCTTATCCGATCCTGATCGCGTCCGGCGTGGGCTGCAGCGGCAACCCCGTGTACTGGTCGCCAGCATTCGCCCCGGTCGGGTAGACGACGTTGTCGTAGACCAGATTCGACACGTCGGGCCGGTAGCTCTGAGCCGTGTACAGCCTGCCGCCGCAATGCTTGATATAGAACGTCGTCGGCGCGCCCGTGGCAGTCACTCGCACGTGTGTCGCGTCAATGATCGTCACGTTTGTGAGCGCTATATCCGTTCCGCTGAAGTCCGCCGCCGTGTTGGCGTACCAACCGGTGATGGGCGACCCAGGCGTTTTCGCGGCCAGCGCGGTGCCCCCGTTCTGCGCGACCGGCAGCGTGATGTCATCGCCTGATCGCGTGTACGTGCCCGTCAAGCTCGGACCTTCGCCGCCGAAAGCGACGTTAGTCGGATCAAGGGCGCGGAGGATACCCTGTGTCATCCGGTAGCAGCTTTGCCGCTTCATGTCGCCGAACAGGTGCAGGCCGTCCGTCGTGTTCAGGCCAGCATCGAGGTCAATGCAAGTCCAGCCGATCCGCACGTCCCATGCCGGCGTTTGCGTCTTGCCGTACGCGATAAGGTCGAGCACTGCGCCGCGCAAAACTTCCGCGTGCGGGACGTTGACCGCGCCGCCTGGCGATAGGCCATACGGCCCCATCATGGCGAAGAGGAACGTCAATTTATCGGCAGTCCGACCGTATTTCGCCACGTTGGTAATGTGCGCCTGGCAGAACGAAATCAGATCCGTCAAACGCTGCGACCGCGTTAGCGTCGAGGACTGATTTTCGCCTTGGTGCCATGTGACGATCTGGTAATCGCCCGAGGCATAGCCGGCGGGTGAATTCAGGCCGATAGAACCCGCCGTGGTGCCGGTATTCGTGAACAGCGTCATGAAGTCGCCCGTCAGGAACGACGAGATCGCGGTCGCATTACGCGCCCATGGAGCGACGTTTACACCGACCTTGCGGCCATATTTGCTGGCGAGTCGATTGGCGACGATGCGCTGCATGGCGAACAGGCCGCCCGATGCGACGGCCACGGAGCCCGCGCCGATGCTGTTGCTGCCGGTGCCGCCAATCGAGGCGGGCGCAATATAGCCGTTGAGTCCGAAGAGCGCGGCCGTGCCGTTGTCTCGCCAAGAGTTAATTTCCGTCGTCGTTGGCGTGACCCCTGCGACGGCGGCATCGTACGCGATGTTCCCGTCCAGGGTTTGCACCATGTTGGACTGACCCTCCGGCACGATGCACGGACCGACGTTGAACGTGCCGACATCGGTCGCCTTGACCGTGTTATCAGTGCCGACACGGACCTCCCGGCGATATTGCGCACCGACTCGCACGCCCGGCAGGTAGCCAAGGCCCGTCTTTGCCGTGCTGTCGATGGTGACGCTTTGAAGCGGCGTCCAATCTGCGCCGGGTACAGCGGTTCCCGTCGAGTCGATTGCGCGTGCCTGAACCGATGTGGGTGCTGATCCTGTATAGGTGAACAGGACCGGGATGTCCGCCAGCGTGTTGCCGCTCGCGGCGCTGGGCTGGAAATTGAAGCGCGCCATCGTGTGGCCGAGGTACAGGGTGGTCAGGGCGATGCCGGTCGTACCGTTGTTGCCCGTCCCGCCTGTGCCACTGGGCCCGCCAACCGTGGACAGCGGTTTCCCGCCGACCAGTATTAGCCGTCCGTTCGATACGATGACGTTCATCAGCTGACCACCCACGGCTTAGCGGTGCCGGTGTTGTCGTCGTACACGCCCCACGATCCATCGGGGTACAGCGCCCAGAGATAATGGGTGCCGGCCGGACCCCATGCGTACAGCGTGCCGCCCGTGTTGCGCAGGCCGTAGTACTGGTCGCCCTTGTTGACCCAACTGCCCAGCTTGTTGCCAGTCTGCAGCGTGCCGCTGTGCGTCACCGTGTTGCCAGTGGTGCCGATGGCGGTGCGCGGCGGGCTGTCTGCCGTGAGGGTCGGCGGCGTGGTCGGGCTGTTGCCCCATGCCCACTGGATCGACGCCGGCGTATCGCCGTTGGCGTCCAGAATGTAGATCGCGTCGCTCGCGCCAGCATAGCTGTCCGGAGTGGATGCCGTCAGCGCGCCGGTAGTAGCGAATGACGCACTGCTCAACGTCGTGCCGGAACCGTTGGTGGTCTTCAGCTTGTATTGGCTTGCCATCGTCGCGGCGGCGTTCACGACATAGGCGGTCGAAGTTCCGAAAATGAGCGTCGTGTGATCGCGGACGCTGATCGTGCGGCTCGTGCTGGCCGTTGCCGGCGTGACGCTGAACGACCACGTGCCGTTCGCGTTGATGGTCGGGCCGCTCGCGGCAGTCCAGGCGGTCGGAGTACCGGCGTTATCGGTCGTCTGGAAGTCAAGCGCGGCCGGCTGCGTGCCCGTCCACGTGCCAGACAGGGTATACGCCTGGTTTGTCGTCTGCGTGCCCGGGTTCGTGACCGTGATGGATTGCGCGGCGGTCGTCACCGATGCCGTCAACACGTTAGAAATGTTGCCGGACGTATCGACCGCGCGCACGCGCTCGGTATAGGCGGTGTTCTGCTGCAGGCCGGTTGCACCATACGACAGATTTGTGCCGTTGTTGATCCAGTTTGCCGTGCCAGTGTCCACGCTGACGTCATAGCGCGCGACCGCGACGTTATCCGTGCCGGCCGAGTACGACATCGTCAGGCTCACGGGCGTGATGTTGCTGGACGTGATGCTGCCGGACATGACCGGATTGACGGTGTCGGACGATGCGCCCGTCGTGACCTGCAGCGACGCGGCGGCGGAACGGTTGCCCGACCCGTCAACGGCGCGAACCTGCAGGGTGTAGACAGTCGAGGCGGTCAGCGTGTTCCACGTGTACGTCGTTGTGGAAACGGCTGTCCACGACGTGCCGTCCTTGCTGACTTCGTACGTCGGTGCCACGCCGGAATTATCCGTCGACGCTGTCCACGACAGAGTTGCCGCCGTGGCGGTCACGCCGGACGACGCGAGACCAGTCGGCACGGTCGGTGCGGTCGTGTCGCCAGCGGTGCCGCCAACGAACGTTTTCAGGGCCGACAACGTCGCCGTCACGATGTTGGAGCCGTCTTGCGAGATCAGGACCGTATCGGCGTTGGCCAGGGTGCCGGCGGCCGACAACCCGCTTGGGGCAACGCCTTGCGATGACGAGATCAAACCGTTAAGGAACGAGGCTGGCACGTCGCTGTAAGCGGTCAGGGTTGCACCCGACGCGAACGACACGGCGGTCGTGCCGCCAGCGTTGTTGCGAAGGACCTGTGTGCGCGTCAACGTGGGCGCCTGCGCCGTCCCGCCGACGTTGTACAGCCCGAGTTCGCGATTGGTACCGTCGGTGATGACGAGCGCGAGCGCGGTATCGGTCAGCGCGACGTCGCCGTCCGCGATAGCCTGCGCCAGGGTGCGACCGCCGGATGCCGCGGTGCTGGGCGTCAGCACTCCACCGGACATCGTCGCGCTGACGTTGAGAAGGTCGATAAATTTCATGTATTGGTATCGCTTGTCAGGGGCAAAAACTAGTTTGAAATCGACGAATCGTTTGGCTTGTCTTTCGGAGTCGGCATGTTCCCGCGTTGCATAAACAGCAGTGTGTCGAGGATGCCGAGGTCCTTGAATTTCTTGAGATCTCTCGCCAACTCGTTGTAGACGGTATCGGGGTCGTAGCCGCGCTGTCGAAGTTTCTCGCTGGGCGTCGAAAGGCCCGCAGCGATTTCGGCGGTATCGGCCTTGACCTCTTGCTCGGGATTCACGTAGTCCCACTTCGGCATGCTGTAATCGACGCTCTTGTCTGCTTCGCGGATTCTGCCGGCCAGGTAGGCGGCTTCGACAAACGCCTCGTGAATTGGACGCAGCAACATTGGCACCAACACCAGCCACTGGCTTTGTTGGACCGCCCGGCGGTAAGCCAGGAGACGTACACGAGCGCTGGAGAAGTTCACCTCAGACATGTCGCCCGTGATCGCCTCGTACGGCACGCCGATCGCAGCCGAAATGATGTGCAGCTGCAGTTTGATGTAATCGACGTAGCCAGGCGCAGCTTTTGGCTCGACCACTGTGAAATTCATCCCGGCCGGCATGCCGAAAATGTTGCCGCCGCCGAGCTCCCCCAGGTCGCGCACGCCACCGGCAACCTCCGGAGCACCGGTCGACGCCGGGTGGTCGATTCCGCTTGTGTCCCCGGTAGCAAGCACGGACAGCCGAGTCTCCAGGTTCTTACGCCCGAGTTCAGCATCTTCATAGGTCTGCGTGTCCCGGGTGCGCGCGATGATGGGCGCCAGGCGCGTGAAGCCGCGGCCCTGCCCTGGACGTTTCGGGTTGAACAGATGCTTGATGTTCTGCGCCGGCACGCGTGAACTCTGGATCTTGGCGCCGCGGATCAGGACCATATCGCCTGGATGCTGGTCCCAGAGCCAATACGCGGCCACCTTCCCCAATTGGTCGTACTCGATACCCTGGATGATCGTATTGCCGTTATAGCCACCCATCCGGGTATCGTCCAGCCAATCGATTTCGAGAACCTGCAACTGCAGCGGCACCGGTAATCCGTCACT